GTTAAGAGGAAGAGCCCCCTAATTCCTTTAAAGTTCTTAAATTTACCATCGAATCAACATATCATCGTATCCAGCAGGAACATCACGTACAAATTTTTGAAAATGTTCCCTACGTATCATTGGTATGTCAAAACAAAAGTTTGGTATCCACTCGATCATCTCATTCAATCCATCAAAATAATTTTCATATTTCTTTTGCATTTCAACATTAATTCCATAACGAGATTTTACCAAGTCCCTCGATCTATCATTAATCGTTCCATCAGGGAGAGGCTTGTTCAAATCGACACCATTCAAGACCTGTTCATCCCACCATGTGTATTTGGTGGTAGCGCCATGTTCAAATCTTGGTGTGGCCCCTTTCGTCATCCGAAGAAGATAATTACCAAAAGCACGCACGACCGGAGCACGTGGGAATTCATACACAAGGGAGTACGCTTTCGCCCTGAGTAATGAAAGACACTTGCTTGGTCCCGCACATCTTTCTGCAGCCATCGACCATCCTGTTCGATTGAACACATCGAACACATCAGCACAATTATCATTAACGCCTTGTACAGCCAAGACGCTACAAAATTCAGCTTCCGCCAGGTTTTTAACTCTCTTAAACTTTGCCTTCAAACCCACCTTAGCAAAATCTTTTGAGGTGACTTCATATTCACCGGGTTGAGTCAATATTACAGCATCATCACCCTCAACAACCATTCGCGACTTTATACCTAGCCGTGATAGAACAAAACTGGTGCATATCAAATTTGTCACACCATTTCCCAACGAAGTGGACATTTCACCACTCATTCTTGTTCCTCTCACATACACCATGCCAAATTTTGACTGGCATCTGTTTACACCTACCAAAGTCTGAGTGATCACAGTCATCACAAGATCCCTCAGCTTTTTATCGATATTTTTCAACATATACCGATAAAACTGAATTTCACAACATAACATTACATGTGGTTTCATATTTGCTTCCCAGCTACTATAATCATTCACATTCACATGCCAACCGGCATTAATGTACATGTCGAACAGATTATTCAGTTCTTTACTTTTGTCAGCCACCCTCCAGTATTTCGAGAACAACTGACGACCCTTTTCACTACCCATTGCACAATGCTCCATCGCTTTTGAGAACTTCCCCCAAAAAAGCCGGAATCTCTCTTCTCTTGCATTAATACATCTAACATTTTTGGGCATACCATCAATTTCATCGCCTAAACTTTCCAGCTTATCGTGCGTTTTCACTCTTTTGTCATCTCTGACCATTTCACGGAGTGATAAAATAATATATTGTATCTTCTTTTCTATTGTATAATTTGTGTCATTAAGCCAAAACAAATCAGACAGATCGTAATCTGCTGGTAAAGGAGTAAAATTTCTAACTATAAAAGATCTAGCATAATCACGCATTTGTTTATATATACCTTTTTCTGGTTCAGGCATTTTCATTAACATCCTCTTACATACACCCATCCAATGGGTTTTATATTCAGAGGTTGAAGGCACAAAAGGTGCACTATTATACAAAGTAGGGCCTACTTTCCGAGCCACTATCATTCTGGGTTTTATTTTATATTGTTTTGATAAGACAATTGTTGCACTATCTACATCTTGGGGATTAATTTTGAGGAAGGTGCTGTAGTCATCATAGTGATAACCTGTAAGGTATGTGCGTCTGTATCTGGGCCCCCCCTCAAGAAGGTGCCCTGCTGCGCGTTTAAATTAACTCTTTTGACGCCATCTTCAACCGTATCATATAAACCACCACGTTGTAATTCATATTGTCTGAATAAACCGAAAATATAAGCTGTATCGGCACGACAATAATCCATGCTATATGGTATGTTAATAGAACCATCTGCATCACAAAACCTCTCAGCTTGATCCTGCAGCACACTTCCCCAACGCTGCCTCACGAAACCTGCAGATTTCAATGTATCATATAATTCCAAACATACCACCCTCTCCCTCTCCACCGTCCGTTTCTCATATGTATTCAATCCCAACATATTTTTGACATTCAATACAACATAATTTTCTGTGTAGTCCACCACCTCACACAATTGATCCTCCACCACTTTGACACGTACAAACTTTGGTCTAGGAAATACAATTGAGCATGATCTTTTAGATGGCGCTCGGTAATCACATGTCACGAAATTACCCTTACCATCAGGGACTTCTTTAAAATCGAAATCAATGTATGTTGCTTTCTGCGTGAACACACTTGAAGTACTGGAAGATGATTCGGACGAATCAACATCTAATTGAGTCAGAACTCGGGTCGTGAGCTCATGATACCCAGTAGCCACTTTTTCATCACGGGCCTTTGGAGTCACCTTATGTGATATTCCCAGCAGCGAGAAGGTTTGATTTAATACACTGCAAAATTTTTCATCAATTGGACAACCAACCAAATCAAATATACTTGATATCATCACCAATCTTTTCCTGAAGACACCCATTGGTTCTTCCTCTATACGTTTAATTGAAATATTTTTCATTTCATTCTTTGATAAATTTTGCATTGTTGAATTCACGCTGGGGGATAACAATTCGACGAGGTTTGTCAGTAAATTAATTCTGGCTTTTTGTTCTTCAATTTTTGCCTCATCTAATTTCGATTTTGCTGCTACGTCGTTTAATTGCTGTTTTGTCGCTATGTGCTTCTGAGAGACAGGTCTATACACTCGTTCTTTCTTTTCTTTAGATTCTTTTCCTTCACTCATTTTCTTTCAACATTCTAAGGGCTTGCACGCAAGCCTCATATGGATAAATGAACAAAACATAAAGAACGACGATAAGACCATACATAAAGAGTATAAGCACATTAATCATCAATACCCCACAGGCTACAGCTTGACCCATGAAGTCAATACGTCCCACGCGTACATAATCTCGCACAAACGCCACAATACATATGACCAATGACAGACTCAACAATATGTGCAGCAACATAATTGTCAAATACCACCACCATTCATATATTATTGCAATCTGGACTTTTACCGGAAACAAAATTACCTCTATATAAAAAGAGGGGCTCGTTAACCTCCGCAGACCATCAACATATGGCAGGCCTGAGTCCACAATCACGATACTTAAACCATAAATCAACGAAATCAATATAAATTTATTCATTTAATAAACGTAAATCACTTCAAACATTAAAATGAAAACACGACCAGTCGAACGATTTTACCACAATCTTTACAATAATAAACTGCACAAGATGTTTTGCCATTTGTTCTAACTCGGGCATAAAACTGGTAATCATGCAACTTCTTTGAAACTGGACAAGTAACATGTTGATGAAGTGTAATAGGCATGTCTAAGCAGGATGAAAGTATGATTACTACAAAATCGGGAAATTATACCAACTAACTCAATGAGTCTAAGTCAAACTTCTAAATTGTAAAAATAACCACCACTAACACCCGTCACGAATCAATCTTTGCTAATTGATCTTCTATTAAGCTAAAACCGTAATAGGACGGCAGACGTATAAAGTTCCAATTCCACTCTGCTATAAGCCGGAGTGAAACCGCAAGGAACGATCGTGCGAACACGATCTGGAGATTTGTTTCTACGTATGTAGGCAACACCCC